ACTTTACAATGATTTACGAAAACTATGCAGGTGATGACAGAATATATACAAGTAACCAACTCTTAAAACTAATAACAAAATGATAATATTTACAGTACTCGGAATCCTAACAGCACTATTCTTTTTTATAGTAATTATAATGGCTATCTTAGAATCAAAAGCAAAAAGAATAAAGAAAGAAAAAATCCTTTGGAATATGGATAAAGTAGAAACAAGAACAGGAGGACTAGAAAACGATAGGATAAATGAAAGACAATAGAATACCAAATTACTACATAGGTACTAATGGATATGAAGCTAGAAAGGTTGTAGACGGCTTTGAATTATCTTACAATGTCGGTACGGCTGTTACTTACTTGCTCAGAGCAGAAAGGAAACATAAGAGTCCTATTGAGTGCATACAGAAAGCAATCAATCACCTAGAATTTGAACTTGATAAATTAAAGAAATGACACTATACACTTGCGAATGTAATAAGACAAAAGAAATAGGGAAGGCTACAATAGTACACAGAGATGGTAAATGGGTAACTAAGGAAGCGGTCTGTGAATGCGGTAAGTGGATGGATTGCGAGCCAACTGAAGGAATGCCAAGTCTTAAAAGAACAGAGCCAAGCCTAAGTAAGAAAAGAGATAACTTATGGGCAGGAGCAAAAGAAAAGCTAGTAGGCGAAAGGGGAATCAATGAATCCTTTGATTAAAATAAAAACAATAAAATTCTATTATATACTATGAAGCAACAAGTTAAGATAAGTAAAGTAAAGGGAAACCCTAGCAATCCAAGAATCATTAAGAACGATAAATTCAAAAAGCTAGTAAAGTCAATACAGGAATTTCCTGAGATGTTAAAGCTAAGACCTATTGTAGTTGATGAGGACTTTATGGTGCTAGGTGGCAATATGCGACTGAAGGCAAGTAAAGAAGCAGGACTAAAAGAAGTATGGATAGATATAGCTGAAGGACTTACTGAAGAACAAAAGAAAGAGTTTATCGTTAAAGACAATGTAGGCTTTGGAGAATGGGAATGGGATATACTAGCAAACGAATGGGATAGCGTACAACTTGCTGATTGGGGTTTAGATGTATGGCAGAATGAAGATGATGAACAAATAAACGAACCAAATGATGTTTCAGATAATATATCTGAAGAATACAGAATAGAAATAGAATTAACATCAGAAAAAGAACAAGAAAAAATGTTTGAAGAATTAACCAATAAAGGATATATATGCCGAATTTTAACATTCTAAGAGAAAGTAAACCAAAAAAAACATTTAGAGTTGCTTCAGTTATGGGTAAATTTGATTTACAAACAGAACATATAAAAGAACATTTTGAAGGGAATATAAATTTTAAAGATGATTGGCAAATAGGTTTAATTGTAGGAAGTAGTGGAACAGGGAAAACTACAATAGCTAAAGAATTATTTGAAAATGCATATATAACTAATTTTGATTATAAAGCTGAAACTATTTTAGATGATATGCCTGAAACATCTTCTGTTGATGACATCACAAAAATGTTTAATAGTGTAGGATTTAGTTCTCCTCCTAGTTGGTTAAAACCTTATGCTGTTTTATCTAATGGGCAAAAAATGAGAGTAGATTTAGCTAATGCTTTGCTGAGAAATGATGAACTAATAGTATTTGATGAATTTACTTCTGTTGTTGATAGGAATGTAGCTAGGATAGGTTCTTATGCAATGCAAAAAGCTATTAGGAAATCAGATAAACAATTTATAGCTGTTACTTGTCATAATGATGTCCAAGATTGGTTGTTGCCTGATTGGGTTTTTAATACAGATAGTATGACCTTTCAAATACTTGAAGGGCAAAAAAAAAATAGACCAAAAATTGATTTTGAAATATTCAAAACAAGAGATAAAACAATTTGGAAAATGTTTGCTAAACACCACTATCTAAATCATAGTCATAACAATGCTGCTCATACTTATGTAGCTTATGTAAATGAACAAATAGCTGCTTTCATTAGTGTATTACATCAACCACATAGTATAAAAAACTTAAAAAGAATACATAGGTTAGTAGTTATGCCTGATTTTCAAGGAATAGGAATAGGAAGTAGATTATTAGATTATATTGGCAAAAAATATACTAATGAAAATTTTAAGTTAAGTATAACTACTTCAGCACCAAGTTTAATTTTTTCTTTAAAAAAACATAAAAATTGGATTTGTTTACATTTTGGAAGACAAAAAGGAAAGCATAAAAACAAACAATTACAAAAAACAACAACTATAAATAGGATAACTGCAGCATTTAGATATATTAAAAATGGAACAAAATAGAACAAAAATAGCAAAGGAGCAAATGTTAAAAGCACTAGAGGGAAGTCTAGGTATAGTTACGACTGCATTAAAGTCTTGCGACCTTTCAAGAACTAACTACTACAAGTGGTTAAAAGAAGATGAAGTATTTGCCCAAGCAGTAAATGATGTTGAGTTAATAGCTAAAGACTTTGTGATGTCTAAATTCTATGAATGTATAAAAGACAAAGTTCCTTCAGTTGTAATACACGGAGCAAAGAACATTTGCGGTATGAATGAAACCAATAGAGTAGATTTAACTTCAGGAGATAAAGCTCTTAACCTTCCTTTAATTACATTCATTGACACTGATACTGAGTAAGAAATACAATCCTTTATTTGAATCAAAGGCTAGGTACTTTATTATAACAGGAGGTAGGGGTTCAGGAAAGTCTTTTGCAGTTACAGTCTTTCTTACTCTACTTACAATGTCAAGAGGTATAAGAGTTTTATTTACGAGGTTTACAATGACATCAGCTCACCTTTCAATCATTCCTGAGTTCTTAGAAAAGATAGGATTACTAGGGTTTGATGAAACCTTTAATATCAATAAGTCAGAAGTAGTTAATGCTAAAAATAAATCAGATATATTATTTAGAGGTATAAAGACTTCAGCAGGAAATCAAACGGCAAGCCTAAAGTCTTTGCAGGGTATTTCAACTTGGGTATTAGATGAAGCTGAAGAGTTAGTAGATGAGAATATCTTTGACACTATTGATTTAAGTATAAGGGAAAAGGATATACAGAATAGAGTTATCTTAATATTGAATCCTGTAACTAAAGAGCATTGGATATACAAGAGGTTTTTTGAAGACAAAGGAGTTGAAGGTGGTTTTAATGGCGTTAAAGACAATGTATGCTATATCCATAGTACATACCTAGACAATGAAACAAACCTCTCACAGAGCTTCCTAGAGCGTATTAAGAGCATAAAGCATAACAACTTTAAAAAGTATCAACATAAGATTTTAGGAGGGTGGTTAGCAAAAGCTGAAGGAGTAGTATTTGAAAACTGGAGCATAGGAGAATTTAATCCTGATAACTTACAGACTTCTTGTGGAATGGACTTTGGGTTCTCAATAGACCCTGACTCACTTACTGAAGTGGCTATAGACAAAAAGCATAAAAAGATTTACTTAAAAGAACATTTGTATCGTAATGGATTAAAGAGTCAAGAGCTTGCTAAGATAATACTAGACAAAGTAGATAACAAACTAATCATTGCTGACTCAGCAGAACCAAGACTAATTGCTGACCTTAGACATTTAGGAGTAAACATTAAAGCGGTTAAGAAAGGAACTATTGAAAGTGGAATAACTAGGATGCAAGACTATCAACTTATAGTAAGTCCTGAATCAACTAATATAGCTAAAGAACTTAATAACTATGTCTATGCTGACAAAGGCTCTAAGCTATACGTAGATAATTGGAATCACGCAATAGATGGTATTCGTTATAATGTAATTTATCACCTAGACAATCCAAACGCAGGTAGGTATTACGTACAGTAAAAAAAATCGTTAAACTAAAAACAACTAATTTCTATTATATAGTGTATGAAAGTCAAAATTAAAAAAGAAGGAAAAGTAAAAGAGTTCAAGCTTATTAGCAGTTGGGAAGAAGTAACTCTTGAAAAGTGGTTGCAACTTATTGACTTTGAAACAGGTACAAAGACTGAAGAAGCTACTGAAACAATAGCAGCGTTATCAGATATTCCTAAGCAGTTAGTAAAGGAATTAGCCTTATCAGATGTAGCTAATATAATGAGTAAAGTTGGAGAGATTCAGTCTAAGCAAGATACAAAGCTAAAAAGGATAATTGAGATAAACGATATTGAGTACGGCTTTCATCCTGATTTGGATTCTATAAGCCTGGGTGAGTATGCCGATATAGAGCAGTTTATTAAGAACGGAATAGACAAACAACTTCCTGAACTAATGGCCGTGCTTTATAGACCTGTAAAAGAAAAGAAGAATGATATATATATTATTGATGCTTATGATGGCGATATACGGCTCAGGACGGAAGAAATGAAACAGATGTCAGCTGAACAAGTGCAATCTGCATTGGTTTTTTTTTACAATTTCGCGAAAATATTGTCCGAGATTTTGCCATTGTATTTGATGGAGAAGCTGAAGGAAATGAAGACGCAATAGCTACTGAAGATTTCGCAAGTAAATGGGGATGGTTTGGCGTAATGTATAGATTGACAAATGGGGAAATAGTAAACTTAGAACGAATAACAAACCTTAGTCTATTAGAATGTTTGACTTGGTTAAGTTATGAAACAGATTTAAACTCACAAAATAAAGTTAAAAGAAATGGTTAAAAATAAAACTTATAATAATGTCGTCAATACACTTTTACGACTTGGCCAATATCACGAACAAATTAGCACAACTTCAGTAGGTGATATTTATGACGTCAATCTTGAAAAGATGCAGAAGTTTCCATTACTTCACATAAACCCTACAAGCGTATCTACAGGAGATAGTCAATTAACGTACAACTTCCAAATATTCATAATGGATATGGTAACAGAAAAATCTAATTGGACAGAGAACAATGACCAAGCAGATTTTCCTAAATTAGTAAAGACTTTAAGTAATGAGCAAGATGTATTTAATGAAACACTTCAAATATGTACTGACTTTATCGGAATGCTTAGACACAGTTCAAGACAATCTTTAGAAGGAGTTAATGACATTAACGAACCTTTATACTTTACACAAGACCAATTCACAATAGAACCTTTTCAAGAGAGATTCGATAACTTATGCTGCGGCTGGGTATTTAATATTGGCGTCTTAGTTCAGAACGACTTTCAAACTTGTGAAATTCCTGTTCGCCCATTTGGAGCAGGTTACTAATGTTGAAGTTCAAGATATGGAAAATGATAATACAAATAGGATGGAAAAAATTTAAAATAACAATAAACTTATAAAATTATGGCAGACTTAACGACAACACTATCAGAAACAATTACTTTGAACGGCTCATTAAGAGGTTCAAATAATTCAGTAACAACTACAGGAATCAATGACGTATTTGAAAGGATAGTAACTTGTACAGCAAGTGTATCAACTACAGTGGCAGTATTTGACACATTACCTTCAACTTCAGCAGGAGCTATCAATGTAGCGAAAACTAAATACGTAAGGGTAACGAACTTGGAAAAAGCAGTAGATATTGAGCTAGCAGTAGTTACTACAGCTTCAAATTATCAAGTTATACTAACGGCAGGACAATCTCATATTCTTTGTCAGGGTGCTGACTTAGCTTTAGCAGAAGAAGATACAAGTCCTAGCTTTGGAACTATGCAAAACTTAACTTCTTTACAAGTAAAACCGACTACAGCAGTTACAGCTAGAGTTGAAGTATTTGTTGGAGTAGAATAGTGGACACAGCCAATATAGAAAGGTACTTGAACAGCTTTGGAAAACAGGTTGTTAATCGTTCGAAGGGTAACTTACAGAAAGCAGGTAAAGGTGGGAAGTTAGAAGAATCTATTAGCTTTAAAGTTATCAAAAAAGATGAAAATTATACAGTACAATTCTATATGTCAAGCTATGGTCAGTATGTAGACAAAGGTGTTTCAGGAACGCAAAAGAAAAGAACCTTTAAAGACTATAAAAGCAAAGTAATAAAAAGTCCTTATAGCTACAAGAATAGTAAAGGACATTCACAACCTCCTAGCAAGGCTTTGGATGGTTGGGCTGTAAAGAAAGGAATAGCACCAAGAGATGCAAAGGGAAGGTTTATGAAAAGAAAGACTTTGACATTCTTAATTGCTAGAAGTATAGGACGTAACGGAATACAAGGAATAAGCTTTTTTCAGAAACCTTTAGGATTAGGATTAAAACAGTTCGGCAAAGAATTACTAGGAAGCGTAAAAGAAGACATAATTAACAGTTTAACAACAGTAAAATAAATGGCAACACTAATAGTCCAGAAACCCTTAAAAGAAATACTTCCTGTAGGTCAGGATGTAATTTTTACAGTATCTAATAATAGCAATATAGTTCAGAATGAAACTAGGGTAAAGTTTATTGCTGAAGTGCATATCAGTTCAGGCAATCCTATAAATCCTTCAACTAATAATGATTTGGTAGGTACTTTTAAAACAACACCAAATGACGCAGGAGTAGGTATGTTTGACTTTGCTCCTATAATTGAAAGCTTTGTAAATGCTGATAATAAAGCAAGATTCGGAAGTGCTTATAAAGGAACAGTAAATACACTTAACTTTTCTTGTCCTATTCACTTAGTAGATAAATTCTCAGGGAATATAGATACCTTTCGTTATTTAGCAATCGTATTTAGAATAGAGTATCTAGGTGCAAATGCTGCTTATCCTAATTCTGTAAATATAGACACAGGCGAAGACAAGAATTCTGATGAGTATCAGGTGTTTAATGGATATTTAAAATATGAAAATGAATTAAAATTGGTAGGAAATGATTTCGGATTTGATGTAGAAAACAAGTTCGCTTTTGGTTCTTTTGGAGGAGTATTTAGCACAGCTAATTTTTTATCTAACGCACCTACTACTCAGTATGCTAACTTGGAAGATTACGGAACTTTAGGAATGTTATTGTCTAGCCCTTTTTCATCTTCTAATCCTACAGGTTCTACACATATTGAATTGAACTATTTCAGTTCTACAGGTGGATATTTAGGTACAGAAGATATATACCACTCAGCAGCAAACGGAGCATTTACATATCCAAACTCAGATATAGTAGCACAAATGTTATTTGTAGGAATATTCCCCGCTAACTTACAAGGCAGTAGCACAATTTTTGCAGGACTCGTAACAGCAGGAACAATTCAAGGAGGTTATTATACATTGGCTGTGCTTAGTGATTTCGGTGTGCTATCACAAATTTATACAATAAACCTTAATTGTCCAACTCTGAAAGGTTATGAACCTATAAGGCTTGCTTGGTTAAATCAGTGGGGTGCTTGGGATTACTACACTTTTACTCAGAAATCTACTAAAACGATTTCAACTAAAGGAAGCACATACCGACAACTAGAAGGAACTTGGAATAAAGCTTCTTATAAAATAGACAGCTTTAAGGGAGGTAAAAAATCCTTCAGAGTAAACGCTACAGAAAAGATTACAATGAATACAGACTTTGTTAGTGAAGCTGAATCAGAATGGTTTGTAGACCTTATAAATAGTCCTGAGGTTTATATCTTAGAAGGCTTCCAAGACGATACAGTAAATTCTTCTTTGAATAAATATGTAACACCTGTTAGGCTAACTACTTCAAGTTTCAATAAGAAGACTGTAGCAAATGATAAACTTATACAATACACTTTTGAAGTAGAAAAGAGTAAAACCCTAAGAACACAAAGTATATAATGAGTGTTCAACTAATAGTATATCCGCAAAATTATGATGGTCAATATAATTTAATATCAGGGAATTCTACTAATGTAGTGGTAAATGGTATTGATTTCACAGGATTAAATTCCACACCTTCTTACGATAGTTCCGCAAATAACCCTTCACAAGACACGATAATTAACGCACAACCAACTATTGCAAATTCTTGGTACAGATTCCGTAGTACAAGCCCAACTCCTGATTTACCTGAAGTTTCAAATGGTAAGATAGTTTTTTATATTTCGCCTGCTGCTATAGGTTCAGCTACAGGCGTGTACCAAAAATTAGGGAATTTAGTTGTCGGTCAGCAGTATGAAGTGAATCTTACAATGGGAAGCGGTTCGGATGGGTTTATAATATTACAAGTTTATGACGGAACAACTTTTGTGAGTTCAAATACAGCTTTTGTTGGAACGCCAATAATAACACATACGTTCACAGCTACAGCACCTGACAATATTGTGATGGTTTACTACTACACAACAATATCAGATGTAGTTGAAATTGAAGAAATATCTGTTTTTGCTGTCAGCACTTCAGCAAATACTACTATTTCAAATGGACAAGTTATTTGCGACCTCTATGAAGATGAAGACATTCCTTTAAGTCTTAGTGTTGATGACTTTAAAAATGTAGCAGAAAAAGTACAATCATATTCAAAGGCTTTTAACCTTCCTGCAACGAAAAGAAACAAGCAAATCTTTGATAATATATTTGAGATTACTAGACACCTTGAAGTTGGGAGTATTTTATTCAATCCTTATAAAAAGACGCAATGTATATTAAAGCAAGACGGATTCATTCTATTTGAAGGATATTTAAGACTCTTAGATGTAACAGAAAAGGAAGGAGAAATAAGTTACAATGTAAACCTTTATTCAGAAGTTGTAGCTTTAGCTGACTTTTTAGGTGATAGAGCTTTTAGGGATTTAGGGTTTGTAGAACTAGAACACGAATACAATAAGACACAGATAAAATATAGTTGGAATGATTCAGGAACAGGAATAACTTATACGAACCCAAGTACATCAGGATTCAGAGATGCTAACAGCACATTAAAATACCCTTTTGTAGATTGGAATCATCAGGTTGCAACAGGAGGTTCTAATAATACTAACGCAACATCAGGAACCCCTGAACTACTTACATTACAAACAGCGTTTAGACCTTTTATAAATATCAAGTATTTAATAGACAGAATATTTGAAGCAACTCCTTTTACTTATGAAAGTGAGTTCTTTGATACAGATGACTTCAAGAAACTTTATATGGACTTTAATTGGGGTGCTGATAATGCTCCTGAAGTTTTCAATCAAGGTTTTTCGGGATGGGGGCAATTTAGTTATGGTTCATCTTATGGAGGGAGTCCACCTGTAGTGTCAAATTATGCTACATCTTCCTATTCAGTAATGCAACTAAATACGACAACTACAGCAGGTTATGGTTTTCTGTCTTACCTGCCAACTCATTATAGTCCTACAACATATATTTTAACCTCCACAGTAGTAAATGAAACTTATACTGTGAATTACTCTTATAGCGTTGAAAATACAGATACTGTTTCAAGAACAATAGAGTGTCAATGGTTATACAATTCGACACCAATAGATTTTTCAGGATTGCAAATAATAGCAGCAGGGGGATCTTTTAATTATACAGGAAGTTTTACACAAATAATGAGTAATGTAGGTGATACTTTGCAAGTACAATTTAGAACTAGTTCAGGAACAGCAGCGAAGGTAAGACAGACACAGACAGCTTATCCTTATCAAGAAACTTATGCAGTATTTACTGGTAGCATTTCAAGTATTACTACAAACACTTTATTGCAAACATTAAGAGGTGAACTAGGGCAATGGGATTTCTTAAAAGGTATAATGACTATGTTTAATTTAATTAGTTTACCTGATGAAGATAATCCTAATAATATAAAGTTTGAAACTTATTCAGATGTATTTATAAATAGTACTGACAGTGTTCAGTTAGATTGGACTGAAAAGATAGACGTTTCAGAAATGAAGCTCACACCTTTAACTGACTTGAATAAAAAAACTATTTTCAAGTTTGTAGAAGATGAGGATGATTATTCATTTAATCAATATAAGAATTTAGTAGGAGGTCATTTATACGGAAGTAAGAAGTTTAATGCAGGAAATGAATTTAATATTTTATTTGGTGAAGATGAAATTGTAGCAGAACCTTTTGCAGCAACAGTAGTCAAGCCTTTAATGTCGCAGTTTCCTCAATTTATAACTCCTGCTATTTATTCTTACAATGTAGAAGCAGATACTTCTGAAGGATTTGATAACAGTCCTAGAATTATGTTTAACAATGGAATAAAATCTACAGGTACAACTTACTATATACCTGCTCAAAACGGCTTGTCTTCAGAAAACCAAGATAACTTCTTGCAGTTTAGTCATTTATCAGATGTTCCTACTATCCTAGCAACACCTTCTGTAGCAGGTTCAAAGGATTTCCATTTTGGAGAATGCCAACTTATGCCTGGAGTTGGCGCTTCTGTTCCTGATAACTTGTTTGGCTTATATTGGCTTCCTTACTATTCAGAACTTTACAATCCAAATACTAGAATTATGACTATCAAAGTAAACCTTAGTCCTGCTGATATCAATACGTTCAAGTTCAATGACACCGTATACATCAAGAATAGAGTATTTAGAGTAAACAAAATAGACTACAAGCCTAACGACTTAGCAACAGTTGAATTTATACTTATACCATAATGTCTAAAATAACTACAATACCATACATAACAGGATTTACTGTAAAACCTTTATCAATTTCAGTACTTGGGGTTGTAACCTTTACTGACGGAACAAATGACGTAACACCGAATCAATTACAATGTGAATCTTACGGATATACATACAATCAAGTAACAGGTACTTGCTCAACTTTTAGATACAATACAAATCTTAATACAGCTATTGCTAATGAGAACAACAAGACTTACGGAGTTGGAAACTCAACAGAAACAGGTACTAACAATACCTTAGTAATGGGTGAAAATAATACTGTTAGAGGTTTGTCAAGAAATAGTATTATAACAGGAAACCAAAACGTAATCGCAAATGGAATAAACAATGCTAACGTGTCAGGTACTTTAGGAGAGTCTACAGCCGATAATTCTATTGTCTTGGGTGGTAATACTAATGGTGATTCTTTAGGGGAAAGACAAAGCATTCATTTAATGTATGGGAAACAAACTACTAGTGCTGCTACAGTAGATTCTAATTTAAATAATACAGCAGCAAGTTATTTTGTAATTCCTGATAATACTATTATGTATTTTCACGCAACTTGTTTAGCCGTTAGAGTTGGTGGTACAAGTGCTTCAGGCGCACCTGGAGATTATTTAAGTCTTATAGAAAGAGGGGTTATAATTAACAAGTCAGGAGTTTTAAGTATTCAAAGGGAAAGAGATGTTATTAAGTCTTCAGGAACGACTTCAGGGTGGGTTTCTACAGCTGCTATTTCAAGTGGTAATTTCACAATAAGAGTAAGGGGTGCAAACAATATGACGTTAGAATGGGCTTGTGATATTAAATTAACACAAATTAAAACAGGGGTAACTCTATAAAAATAAAACTATGGCAAAGGAAGTATTAGAAATGGAAGTAAAGTCAAATATTGGCGCTGTTACAAAAGACACTAAGAAACTAGCTCAAAGCACAGTTTCCGCTAAAAAAGGTTTTAAAGGAATGGGCACAGCCATTAAAGGTGTTGGAATGGCTATGAAAGCAGCAGGAATAGGATTGATTATAGCTTTATTTGTAGCACTTAAAGAAGCAGTTCAAAGGAATCAAAAGGCTATGGATTTAATGGAAACTGTACTAACTACTGTATCTACTACTTTCAATCAACTCGTTACCGTCCTTACAGATGTCGTTACTTGGGTTACTGAAAGCACAGATAGGTTCGACGCACTAGGAAAGGTATTAAAGAGTGTTATAACTCTAGCATTAACCCCTTTGCAACTTTCTTTTTATGGGCTTAAATTAGGAGTTCAAGAAGCGATGTTAGCTTGGGAAGATAGTTTCTTAGGTGGCGGAGATAAGGGTGTTATAGCTTCTTTAAAAGCTGATATATTAGAAACCAAAACTTCCTTATTTGATTTGAGTATTGCTGCAGTAGACGCAGGTAAGGATTTAGTAAATAATTTTAGTGAAGCAATAGATGAGGTAGGAGGTATATATGATAAGGTAGCTGCCGGTATTACTGACATCTCTCTGAAAGCTAATTATGAACAAGCACAAGCAACAATTGCAGCAGTTAAAGCAGCTAAATTTGCAGCAGCAGAATTTGCAAAGTTAAATGCAGAAAAATTAAGAGAAGCAGAATTATTTAGACAGATTAGAGATGACGAAACTAAGACTTTTGCAGAAAGAATCCAAGCCAATAAAGACTTAAAAAAATCATTAGAAGAACAACAAAAACTTCAGTCAGAACAAATACAGAAACAAATTACAGCAGCTCAATTAGCAGTAGACCAAAACGCAAATGATGAAAACAAGTTAGCTTTAATGGAAGCTCAGAACGCACAGCTTGAACTTGAGGAAACTATTACAGGACAATTATCAGAACAAAAGACAAACCAAGTAGGACTTGAAAAGGAATTACTAGAAACACAAAAGGAAATAAGAGCAGAAGGACTATCAGGATTAGAAAGGGAACTACAAGAACTTCAAGACGCTTATGACTTGAAATTAGAAATGGCTAGGAAGTCAGGAATGGACACTACAGCTATTACCAAGGAATATGAGAAACAAAAGACTCAAGTAGTACAAGCAAATGTAAACGAGCAATTAGAAGCGTTCTCAGGGCTTGCAGGAGCATTAAGTGCTTTAGCAGGGGATAACAAAGCTTTAGCTGTAGCAAGTGCCGTTATAGATACTTATGTAGGTGCAAATAAAGCCTTTGCTCAGGGTGGAGTTGCAGGATTTGTAACAGGCGCAGCCGTAATTGCAGCAGGTTTAAATAATGTAAGGACTATATTAGCAACAGACGTTCCAACATCAGGAGGGGGAGGAGGAGGAGGTTCAGCAGCAGCACCACCTGCACCACAAATGATGTCAGGAGCTTTTGATATATCAGGAGGAGTAGCACCTGAAGCAACTAAGGCGTATGTAGTTACAGACGAAATGTCTAACAGTCAAAACCAATTAGCAAATATAAGAAGAAGGGCTACAATTTAAAATCAAACAAACGAACTTAATTTCTATTATATATTATGACAGAAACAAAAATTGTAGAATTAGTAATTGCAGACGATAGTCAAGAACTAGCTATTGACGCAATCAGTTTAGTAACGAGTCCTGCTATTGAGCAAGACTTTGTGTTCTTTGGTAAAGAGAAGAATAACTTAACATTTGCAAAGGTTGATGAAGAAAAGAGAATGCTAATAAGTCCTGCACTTATTCCTAATAAGCAAATATTCAGACACGACCCTAATACTGATTCTGACTATTATGTATTCTTTTCAAAAGCAACAGTTGAGAAAGCTGCATTTTTATATTTAAAACATAACAACCACCATAAAGCTACATACCAACATCAAGATAGAGTTTCAGGCGTTCTAACAGTTGAGTCTTGGATTAAGGAAGGAGATAGTGATAAGTCTAAGTTATACGGCTACGACTTACCTAATGGCACTTGGTTCGTTAAAATGAAGATAGAGAATGACGAACTTTGGCAAAAGATAAAAGATGGAGAACTTAAAGGTCTTTCAATAGAAGGCTACTTTACTAATAAATTTGAACAAATGCAAAAAAAACAACCAACAACAGAACAAATACTAAGTGCTTTTAACGAATTAGTAAGAGAAGGTAAAGTTACTACAATGAGCAAAGCTAATAGAGTTGAATTAGGACTAACGCAAGATGTAGAAAAGCTTATCCAACAGGCTAAAGATTTAATGCCTGATTTGAAAAGAGATGTAGACGCTATTAAAGTTTCTGAAAAGAATATAACTCAAGCAGGAAAACAAATAGATAAAAGAGAAGGGGTATTAAAAAAAGCTGAAGATAATTACACAAAGTATTTTAGATTATTAGATACTGCTGAAGATAATAGGAATACAGCTAGAAGGGAACTTAAAGAAACTGAAGGAACTTTAGAAAGCAATAAGAAAAGTGTTGACTTTTACAATAAAAGATTAGATAAAACAAAAGGAAAGGCTACTAAAACAAGAAGTAGTTTAGAAAAGAAATTAAACGCTTTAGAAAAAGCAGCTAAAGACTTAGGTGTTAAAATACCAACAGGAGACGCATCA